TTGAACTTTACTGCTAGTAGTTCTTTTAATCCAGCTTTTGCAGGGCTATTATTTAAAGTTGGTGGTTTGGGACAGGATGCTTCCGTTCCGTTCTGAACATTTTCATGGGGGCAACCGCCTTCGTTTCCAAGGTGATCCCTTATTTGGATCACGCACCAATGATTATGTGCTCCAGGGGTGTCAGCAAGTTTTGCTATGCACCATGTTATGGAGTCTCACCAATAGTTACTAAACAAATTGCCTTAGTCACCAGGACTATGGATTTTGTCTGCACCATCCCGGTATTTAATACACCTTATGGATGCTGTGGATGCAATAAAAAGATTTGTGATTGCCCTGACACTATCGTGGTTCACCCGGTAGAAGTCACTCGCGAATCTAATGTGTTTACTACTCAGATCGAAGAGTTTTATGCAAGTTTGATACCCGTTCAAGGGGAATTGCCAGTGTCTTTCCCTATCACCAAGATGGTTTTTAACGATGCTAACAAGAAAATGATCTCCGCGCATGATTACATTAATTATGCAGAACAAGGAGCAACTTGTTTGGTTGAAACCATGTATCCATCAGCACCAACTGAATTTGAAGGAGAAGAATACGATATTGACGACTTTTATACTAAAGCAGGAATCGACATATTGAAACAGGATTTTGAACATGGTACAGGAGTGTATGCCACCCCAACCATTTACGACCCAGTAGTTTTACCTTCTACTCAAGATGCAGAGGTACCTTCCATTAAAAACGGGAAAATTCGTGACCCCAAAAAAGGAAAAGGAATCATCTTTGCCAAGACTGAAGAAAAGAAACCAGGATTTTTCTCTAGAGCTTTGACCGGATTTACAAATATTCTCAAAGAAAACAGAGAAAAACTTGACAAAGTAGATTTTGTCAAGTCCGAGAAACACAAATTGGAACCTATGAAAATTGAAGAAAGAATTGATGAACCAGAAAAACCTTTGACTTGCGTCACTGGAGCCGGTACTGTCAAGTTGACTCCAATGGATTTGGATGTCAATGACAATTTTTCAAGTACCTCCTCCGAAGAAGGGAGTAACCGCTCTCTTGAGGAGATTGTCCTTGATGAGAAAAACGATATTGATACTGAAGAAAGGCAAGAAAAAGCGCCTAAACCAGAGATTATCGAAATACCTCTCACTAGAAAAGTGATTACCAAAGTCAAGGAGTGCAAGGAAAGTATTACCAATTTGTTTGTTAAAAAAGATGGGGACGATGATAAGCCAGGATTCTTTACTGGATTCGTTCTCGCAGGTGTGAAAGTCTACCTTGAAGACATTAAAACTTCTTTTGTTTCTATGTATGACACATACGCACCTCTTGGCAGAGGGCTTGGACTGGAAGTGCATGCGATGCTTTGCGAAATCCTTGAATGGGTTCGTAAACACCCAAAACAAGTTGGAGCTTGCGCGGCATTCGTCTTCATGATGTTACGCGCTAAGGAAATTTACACCCATGCTCACAGATTCTATTCTCAAGATACCACTAAAGTGTGTGAGATTACCACAGTATTCCCAGAACATGACATGCTTGGCATGGTTGGAAGCAATGCTACTTTTTTCTTATTAACTGCTTTTGGTTTTCAAGGCATATGGGAGAGAAGTATGAAGGAAGAAGTTAAAGATTCTTGCCTTTTGGAAGCACTGACTAATGTCGTAGGCGGAGCCACAACTTTTTTTGGAGTTATAGCATGCTTCATGTCTGCCCTTAATTTGGCAGCTTATTCCACTGCAAAATATGACAAATCCAATGCAAACAAGAAAGGAGTCATGTTTACAAATTCGAACCAGGATAGACTTAAATTCATCACACCAACGCCTAATAATAAAGTCAACACTGTTATTAGAAATCCTAAAGCACTTACTACTCTCATGAATCTTGAACCACATTGCGGACCTTCAGATCCCGATCATGAATTCTGCGGACTCGCTGAAATGAAGGAAAAAGAAGAGGTTAAACCAAATGTAGAAAATCATTGTGGTCCTTCTGATCCCAAACATGAAAAATGTGGAATTAAAACTCCGGAAGAAAAGTATGAAGAAGTGAAAGAGAAAATCATGAACGGAACCTATGAACCAGCTAAAAAACCAGTCAAAGAACTCGTTGTTAAAAAACCTACAGGAGAAGTTTGGAAGAGACCAACTAAAACCATAAAGGTTAAAAAAGACGAGTTGAGTAGGACATGTTCCAAATGCAAGATTAATCAATGCACCAAAAACGCCAAAGGAAAATTTTATCGTCAATGCACTGTCTGCCATCAAGAGAAAAAGAAAACTTCTGCACCAGAAGAAAAATTTGTTCTTACTCCTAAAGACCAAAAGAAAAACGAGAAAAAAAAAAATATTGAAAATCATGCAAAAAAATCTCGTCGTAACAAGAAAAAAGTTAATTTCAATTATGATTTGCTCGACGAAAACGAGGCTTACCATGTGATTGAGCAACAAGAAAACAAATTGAGGGCTCTAAACCGTTATCCAACAGATGATGCATGGGAAGACCTTGATGATGAACCAAACTTTTTGAAAGACATCCGTTTTGATTCCAAAGCACTGGAAAAACTTGGCACTAAAATTTGCGAGACTGCGCAGATAGAGAAACATTCGAAGATCCCTGTTCCTTCCATTTCCCGCAATATTGTCAAACTCGGGGATCACGAATTTGATTATGCGTATGGGTACGTCATTGCGCCTAATATCGTTATGGCACCAAGCCATTTCGTCAATATAACGCATGTGCATAGGAAAGAATCCAACTCCATAGGCGTGGTTAAAATACCATGCGAACAAGTGTTTGAATATACAGAGAGTGGGTTCATTGAAGGAGTTAAATTGTTTAAGGTGGATAAAGCATTGCCACATAACAATATCAGGTTGTCTATTCCTCAAAGTGAATTCCCAGGAGTTATCATAGCACCATCCTTCTCCCAAGTTTCTTCCATTAAATACCTTATAGACAAAGGTTTGTTGTCTTACATAGCAGACTCTCAATTAGGAGACTGCGGACAACCCGTTATTGATGCTGAGGCCAACTCGATTGTTGGACTTCATATCGGCGTCAGTACTACTATGAAAGTTGCGCGCGTGGCATATGCCGTAGCTTTCACTCCTAAACTCCTTTCTGCAGTGCAACAGAAAGTTAAAGAGTTGGGTTTCTAGTACCTCATCCAATATACCCTGAACTCGTTACTGTGCGTCCTGGATCCTACATTTGGAAAGGAGGCAGGTTTAAACATATTAAGAGCATCACTCTCAATTGGGTGGTGGTTATGGGTTAGCACAGTTAGGAGTTATGGATGAGGTGTTTGACAGGTTAGCGAAATATGACTTAGTAGACCAGCCGTTGAAAAGAAATATAGCAGCAGACTCGATCAATTACTTCCTAGACAAAATCCATCCTTGCTCTTTGATTGAGTTTGATGGTGCTTTAGAATCTATGGACCTAACTAAATCAATAGGTTTTGGAGCTCAAAAGAAGAAAATTTTCTCTCGTCAAGATCCGGCGATGCTTGAATACTTGCGAGATTATGTCGAAAAGTCTAAATTACAGACTTACCATATCATCGTTAATGGGGCACAAAAGGATGAAATTCGTGTAGATGGAAAAACACCACGTTTATTTTGTTCGTTCCCCCCTGAGCATACGTTTTTAGCTACTATCGTCTTAGGCGATTTTGTAGATCAATTCTTATCTCATAGGTTTTGTTTAGATGGATCCATATCCACGATCGGCGACTCAGTTCAAACGGGCGCTGCCCAACACTACTATGAAGAATTGTCAAAAAGACCTTATGCTTACTGTACTGATACTAGTGCTCAAGACTCTTCGGTAACAACAGAATTCATTAACATGGTGTACGACGCTATCAAGATGAAATACGAACTCGATGAAGAAAGTTCTAATCTGTTTGAAGCGGTCAGGTTCAACTCAATCAATAAATTAATGAATGTCAATGGGCATGTTTTCCTCGTAAATAGAGGATTAGGTTCAGGCGACTATTTGACAACAATCATCAACATCATGTGGAGATATTACATGTTTTTGGAAAACTACAATCATAAATATGAGGATGTTTTGTTAGATAATACTATAATCATCTGTGGAGATGATTTCGCTTGTTCTTCAGAACACCCAGATTTGAACCTAAATTCCTCCTACGCCAAAATTGAATGGGCGGGCAAGCCTATCACGTGGGAAGAAATGGATTTCTGCTCTCTTCACTTCCGACCTTATGTTCATCATGATCCAATTAAGGTTGAAGCAGTGTTAAATTTGAGGAAAAAGAAACTCCATCAATTATCACCCGTGCATGAGATGCAACGCTTAGGTGGTTTGTTACGTGTATTATCAAACGAGAGAATCTATAATTTGATTGTCTCAAAAATGAGTAAGTTAGTAAGCGACTATCCAGAAACTAGAAAAGCTTACAGAGATCTTTATATTTCTTATGAGGACCTCTATCTTTGTTATAATTCCTATATCCAGTACCACTAACCGTTACTCGGGGTTGCATTAAATCCTGAAAAGGAGCCCTTTTTAAATGAGTACCATTAGCCGTGGGAAAAAAGTTGTTGTCAAACGTAATAAAAGTAAGAACCAGCGTGGCAATAATCAAAAAACTAAAAAGTTAAGGAATAAAATTTCAAAGAACAAGAAAAGAACTGTCCGACCTTTCCATGACACCATAGCTATGGGTCATAGGGACGTTGACATAAAGAAGATTCCCGGAGGGATAAGAGTTAGTGGAATGTCATTTCTAGGTGCCCTAGAAATGAATCCCAGTAAAACTCTGGATCCATCGTATGAACAGGTTGTTTATTTAAACCCTAGTAGTAAATATGCCTTTCCGAAACTTGGTTTGTGGGCAAAATCTTACTCCAAATTTTCTTTGGTTCACTCTCACCTTAGTTATGAAAACACTGTGGGAGAGATTAATAGTGGTACTGTCTATATGTATCCCATTTACGACACCGAGAAAAGTCGTTACGGTACCCCATTGGAAGCCTATAATGTTGGATCTTGCAAAACTACTTCAGTTGCATCCAATATTCACTTTCCTCCGTACAAACCTCAACTTGCCAATTTGAAAATTTACGACATTCCAGATAAATTTAATTCACTTAAAGACAAGTCTTTACTTCAGAGTGAATTACCTTGTAAGTTTTATATTGGTACTACTGGTTGCACAGGTCCTGGAGGACCTGCAATTGGTGAGGCCGGTCGTTTATACCATCACTATACCGTCGACCTACTTCAAGAAGATTCTGATCTCATCACAGAATCTTATGACCCAACCTATGAACTCACTGACGACATGTCCCTCATACCTAGCGGTGGAGGTAAAGGTGCTTATGTCATAGGTTCTGGAAATCTTTCATTGCCTTTTCCTCAAGACATTTTTGGTACAGCCTTGGAATATTATGGTCCTAGTGCTCCAACACCATTGAATGGAAATTCCCCTACCTGGGGATGTTTCAGGATCAAATCCTCTGGAATGTTTCTGTTGCAGATGACTATTGCAACCCAAAACAGCGTTTCAGATATTTCAGGATTGCCATCAGTTGCTACTGGCAAATTGGAACTTAACGCCCTTGGAAATTTTGGTAACCAGGCTAAAATTATTGGTTACTCTGGAGATACTGGAACCACTACCGCATGGAATGGTTTATCTTCAGCATACATAGTCAATTACTTAGTGAAAATCGTTGAACCCAACGCTTGCTTCACTTGGTTGCACAATGATTGGTATGTCCTCAACAGTTTCCACAATAGATCTTCTATCTTTTGGTTAGTCACCGGTATGACCGGAACCGTACTCACTTAATTGAAGATCACTCCCTAGCGAAGGAATCCGCTTTTATAATAGATCCCCCTTTT